TTAAAATTTATTTTACAAAATGCTTGACAAACATTTCTATCTACTATATAATAAAGATAACCAAAAATAAAGGTGGTAAAGATATAATGAAATCAAGTTTGGAAATTAAGAAAGAATTAAAAGAAAAAGGTTTCAACTTAAAAGGTGTAAAAATTAGAGTTGATTCTATCTATAATTTCTTATGGGTAACAGTTCCATCACTTGTTCAATATGAAGGGATTGAAAAAGCCTTAACTGAAATCACGGGCTTGAAACAATATGAAATGATGATAAAAGAGTTTTAAAAAGAAAGGGTCTAAACCATGAAAACAATTACTTTTAAATTAGTTTATAATTGGACTAAATACGCACCAAATAAGAAACATTTTTACCGTTATGATTCAGCTAGTAAGCGTGCAGAAAATTTCGTAAAACTCACTTTTACAAAATCATCTTCATATAGCTATGAAACTATACTAGCACGACTTAAAACAGAATTGGGGTTCAATATTAACCCTGCTTATATCCTATGGTTTGACGGTAAGCATTATCAATACTTAGGAAAGGACGGTTTGCCTTATGCTCGCTAAATTTGAAATAATTTTAGATAAGGAAGAAATCCTTAAAGTTCATTGTATAGGCAAGGTAAAAGAAGAAAACCTTGAACCCGAAAAAGAAAGGCTTTTAAAACACGGATTTTCAGAAACAGAAATAAACTATTTCAGAAAACGTGATATAGTCATCATCTTTGAAGAAACCAGCAATTTAAAAAATTCAGATTATAAGCACTTATGCTTAGATTCAGCTTTTAAACGATACATACAAGGAAGGGAAACTTATTAAAATGGATGCACTAGATAAAATTTTTCCAAGTGAAATTGAAATAGCTAAAAAGTTTGTTAAAAAATATTATTTTGACGGTTGGCCTATTGCTTCTTTAGAATATGCTAAAGTTTATTTAAAAACTATTGATAGCAAAATAGCGGGCTTTGAAATATATGATTTTGATTTATATGACGTTGAGACTTATTATAACCCAGACGGTTCAACCGCTTTTAAAGGTTATATAAAAGTAACTTATATTTCAAATACAAGAGAATTATACAAATTGAGGTACTAAAACATGAAACAATCTTACAACCGATTAAACAAACAAGGACGCTTCTTATTCTGGTGGTTCATCATTTCACAATTAATCACTATCACCACTATATCAGTATTAATGATTTTCAACTATAATTTTATAGCTTTGAAAAATCAAATTTCAACGCAAGAAGCCACTATCAAAAAGCTAAAAAAGGCAAACGATAACAACACCGCTTCCGTTTTGCGCATTATCTCACAACTAGAAAATAACGGGGGTTAGTATAATGGCTAGAGAAACGGCTTATTTCTATGAAAACTTAATTAGACAACACGTTGAAGACTTGAAAGAGTTATCTCTTAAATCTTCACGGGGGGTTATAACTCCCGATAATCTAGTTATCTACACTTCTTCTTATTGTCTTCAACTCATTCATAAAATGGTGAAGAATTACCCCGCTGGTTATCCTAAAACCCGCTTACAAGAAGAAATTGAAAAGCTTACAAAATCTTACTTAATCACTAACTTTGATAAACAAGTAACAAACTTTAAACAAGTTGAAGATTATCTTGCAGACCGCTTGAAAGTCATTGAACCCGTTCTTTCAGCTCTTTGCTCTCTTGCTCTTGATAACCCCGAAGAAAACGCTTATCAGATTATTTCAGAATACAAGAAAAGCTAGTAGAATTTTTCTACTAGCTTTTTTCTATATCTTAAATAACTGTAATAAGCCCGTCTGGTTGCGTTGTGAAGCTTGGTTTGTCTGACATTGTTCCGTCTGATTTCATGAAATACCAGCCATCACCGTATTTGACAAATTGACTTGAAACCATGTTCCCGCGCTCGTTTGTTAGATAATACCATTCATTTTTGTATTTAACCCAGCCCGTAACCATAGCGCCCGAACCGTCAAGGTAAAACCATTCAGAACCAACTAAAACCCAGCCCGTAGCCATTGCACCGCTTTTGGTTAGATAGTACCATTTTCCCTTGTCTTCCAGCCATTGTGAAGTTAAACAATAGCCTTCAGCATTGAAATAGTACCAGTAACCACCGATTTTTTCCCACTTGCTAAACGGAAAAGAACCGTTATCACGTTTGAACCACCAACCCTTTTTATCTTGTTTCCATGTTCCAGCGGTTCTTGGCTTGGTGTCCTCTTCATCATCAAGTAACACGATATTTTTATCAAATGGGTTGCTTGAATATTGCCACCAGCGAATGCCATTCATACTTGGGAAGTATTCAAAATCTGCTTGACCGTCATTTAAGCCATAGCCCGCTATCCATAGCGAATTTGGGAAACGTTCAATAATCTGTTCATAATATACATTGTTAAGCGTGAAGGGTTTATAACTATAATAGATTGGCTTATATCCCGCTTCTTCGATTAGTTCCATAAATCGAAGACAAGCATTTGTGTTTGCTTGTTTGTCCCCGCTTGCGTGGTCTTCATAGTCCAGGACCAGATATTTAACAGATTGAAAAACGTTATCAAGGAAATATCTTGCTTCTCTTTCTGCTTCTTCCACGTCCCCACCGAACCAAGCGAAGTGGTAGAACCCCACGGGGTCACTCTGGTTTGCTTGGTCTTTGGCGCAAGGGTTTAGATAGCTGGTACTTTCAGAAATTTTGATAATGGTGTTAGTCGTTCCCATTTGCTCCATGATTCCTTGGATATTGTAGCCATTGTGACTTGAAACATCTATAAATAAATCATTCTTTTTCATTGTCTTTCACTCCTTTAAATTCATTGAAAAGGTCTTGTCCTTCTTCTAGCTTTTCTGTATAGCGTTTTAGTTCAGCTTGCACCCGTGCTTTCATGAAGTTTGGGATAAAGACACCCATAACCGCAAGATTCTCAATAATTGACAATACATAATATAGATTAATGATGATTAGTAAGATTTGCCCGAATGTCATTGCATGGATATAAGCAAGAAACACCGCTACAAAATAATAAAATAAAAGGGTAAGTGTATGCTTGATAACACCTTTTAGACCCGTCCAGCTATCCGCCACTTGCCACTTCCAAGCCTTTAAAAAGCCAGAAATAAAATCGAATAGAATAAGTACGAAAAGAAAAATAATATAATCGCTTTTAGCGGTTTCAACCATTATGTTAAATAACATGAGAAATTACCTCCATGAAGTTGTTTTTAGATTCTAAGTCTTCATAAATAAACATATTTTGAAGATACAATTTTTTAAGTGTTTTTCCAAGTGGACTGTTTTTATTTAAGAATATGTAACCGTCTTCCACTTGGTTTGGCTCTAAACAATAGGCGCTTAAGTTTTTATCGTGTCCTTTGGCTATATAGACCATATTATCTATATAATAGCCAGTCAAATAGCTATCATTCACATAGAAACTATAAAGCCTTGATTTAAGGCCCTTAATTTTTGAAATGTTCTTATCATTCTTAATTTGAAACTCGTTATTTGCAACGCTTTCATAAATATTTGATTTACTAAGCAATTTGAAAAACCCTGTTTCTTTTTCTTCTTCACTTGTAAATGCCGAATGGGGCGGGAACTCCAATAAAGTTGCATAGCTTTTTAGATTGTAAAAGCGTTTTCCCGTGTCGTTGTAAAATTTCAAAAAGGCAAAATAAGGATTATTAAAATTACACGCATTTGATAACAAGTAGGCATGACACCCGTCCCGCCTACGAAATACCGAAAAGATGAAATTCAGTAAAGCGTTGACTTCATTGTCTAAATAACGTTTTTTACTTGCGGGGTCTATCAAGACTTCATCATATAAAATGCTCATGACTTCATCATATTCAGACCCCTTCAAGTCCACCCACGTTGAAAGGCTTTTCAGATAACAAACTATTTTCCCATTTAAGATAATCTTAGTCGTTGACAAAATCAAGGTGTTTTCTTCTTTGTCCATGTTATCACATGAAAAAATAATTTTCGTATGAATTTTGGAAGCGTCCGATTCTAAAATTTTAAAGTTAGTAAAAACTTGGCTTAATAATTCGGTTGTAAAAAATTTGTCCTTGTCTATTCGGTCAAGTTCGGACTTGTTCCGCCTTAAATAAATGAATTGTTCACCTTTTTCAATAAATCTTTTTAACAAGTATTTTTTCATTGAAAAGGTTTTACCGATTCCCCGCCCGCCTATGACAAAATTTAAATATTGATTATAGCTTAACATCTTTTGCGGGTTATACCATTTTTCGAATGTTTCCATAAGGAAAATCCCTCCTTCCTATTTATTATATCATACTTTTAAAAGTTTGGGTTGTTTTTCATTAAATCAAATAAAACGCTATCATCTTTGTTGTGTTCATAGTTCCAGATTCTCACGCCACTTTGGAAAATAGCGCTTAAACTGTTCATGTGTGATTGGTTCGCTTGTAGTGTGGTAAGGTTAACAGTTATCATTTTCAGATAGTTAAATTTCTTTCTGTTTGTCATCACTTCAAGCGCATTATTTGAAAAGATATTGACTAAAACACCATAGCATTTTATATAGTCATTTGCACGACTTAAAATTTCTTTTTGTGCTAGTGAAATCTTCCAGAAAATATCTGTCAAATTGTTCCCAGTTTGGAAAGATAAGTCATTCCCGATTTGTTGCACGCTTATTGGCTGGTTTTGTAAATCGGCAAGTGTTGAGTTATAAGCCCTTATAGATTGGTCTAACCCTATTTTAGCTTGCATATTGGCAAGGGCGTTGCTTTGACTGTTCAATTTATTTGAACTTTCCACAAAACCCGCTTGTACTTGCCTATTTTGATATTCACGCATAGCGTTATAGGTGCTTAGTCCACCCGTGAAGACATTAGAAACCGCTCCGCCAATATCACCGCTTAGGGCTTTACCTACCACATCAGCGGTTGCACCAATGCCCGTGCTCCATTGGTTAATGTTAGCAGTATCAAGGGCATATTTTGCGTTATAGGTTGATTGGTCGTTTGCTAAGTTAACTTTACTAGTTGATAAGTCAATGTTTTGTTTTAACATTTCTTTATTCTCTTTAAAAGTCAGTTGCGTGTGTTCCATTTGGTTTTTATGGGTTTGAATGTAAGAAGCTTCAGCATCATTCAAAATTGCAACGTTTTTTCCCGTCACATCATTCAAACCATATTTGAAATGTTCGGGGTTATTTTGCGCCCACTTGTCAAAAGAAACTAGACTGTAAATATCTTCTTTAACATAATTTTGGCTATTGCTATTATTATATTTTAAAAAGTTAATGTGAACTTGGTTATTATCCCCAAGACTTCCAGTAGTGATAATCTTATATTTATGGTCGGGGTCAAGGTCTTTTGGGAAAAATTGGGGTTGGTAAGCGTAAGAATTCCCATAAATATCGTACAATTCAATTTCTGTAAACTCACTATTTAATAGTTGAAACTCCACATCAAGCAACGGATTCTTTTTATAGTTCCGCAAATTTTCTTGAATGCTTTCATAAGCCAGTAACAAAAGGTTAGGAACTTCATACTCATTTGGTTGAAAGTTAAAAAATCCGTCAACTTCAATTAAAAGGGCTTCCACATCAAAAGCGCTTGTGTTTACTGAACCGTTACCCGTAACAGTCCCGCTTGTTTCACCCGTAACGGTTCCCACGACATCACCCGAAACCAACTCGGGTGGGTAAATAATAGATTCTATGTTGTCAGTACGTTCAAGACCCGTTCTTTCCATAGTATAGCGTCCATAGTCGTAATTCTGGTCGATAACATCAAATGAACCGCTTGACACATTTGAAACAACGCCCGTGTGACCCCAAATATTGCTTGCAGTTGGTTTCCAGTTAATGATTACCCCAGTTTTTAAATCTGAAAAACTCGGGTCATAAAGCACTTGCCACCCATAGCTTGCCCAGGCATAGTCACCCCCGATATTGCTTGCGCTCATACCTCTACGCTGGTCGCTTCCGTTTGCTTGTCTTCCGCTTCCGTTGGGGTTTGGGGTGTTAATACCACCCCCAATATTACACCCGCCTAATAGCTCCGAATATAAAGCCACAAGCCCGTAACATTCCCCAGAACCAACGCTTGTGCCTACTTTTGACTTGATAACGTTTAGCGCTTCAAGTGTCTTTTTAGCTTCTGTCATTGCTTAACTTCCCTTTCTTAATTCGTCCTCAACCGTTGAAAGCCAATTTTCAGCCTCAGCGATTCGCTCCGATTTTTTATAGTTTACACCTTCCCAATTATGCATAAAATCGCTTGCATTGTCACTAGCACTTGCACTTGATTTTGCGATACGTTGGAAGGTTTCCGCCCGTGATTCTTCATTCATAAAATTGAATTGAAGGCTAAAATCCCAAACGGATTTGCCTTTCTCTTTGGCGTAGTTGATAAGGGCTTCACATCTTGGACCTGTCCATTGACCGATTCCCATTCCTATCCAATGGTTTCCGTCTGACCCTCTATACCCTTTTTCATTTAATGAAATTGTGTAAAGGCTTGCAAAAGCGTCCCAGCTTCCGACAAGGTTTTCAGCGGTTGGAAGGGTTGCCATTTTATCGTATTCATAGCCCGTTGCGTAATCTGCTTCATACTTCTTAGCAGTTACGTTGCTTTCAGCAGAAAAGTTTCCGATAATGCCAGCTATTCCCGTTGCGGTTGCGTCTGGTACAAGTTTTTTAATCAATCTTGTTACCAGTCTGACCCGTGCTTCTTCGGTTGAAATATCCCCACTTTCTTCGGTTAGTGAACCACCCCCACCGCTTCCGCTTGCGCTTGTTGGTCGATAATTTCTACTATTTTTAGAGCCGATTTCTTGAACCGTTGCGGTGATATTGGTTAAGATTTCAATATATTTCTTTCCGTCTTCTTCTTTCTCACGGTATTTGATACCAACGTCACGGGATAGATACATATTAATAATCTGGTTGACGGTTGTCCCGCTATTCTCTTTTAAACCGAATAAATGGCGGTATAGGTTAGCCAGATAAAAAGAAGGATATTTTTTCCCGTATAAAATAAAAGGTTTAGTCGTTCCCGTTTTCAAGTCCACGGGTATAAAGAAATATTTGAAAGATTTTTGCATACCTGAAAAGGTCATATTGTTGGGGCGCTTGGTCTTGGTCGTTAAGTTTATGGTTGGTTTAGCAACTACTACAAGCCATTCTGTCTTAATGCCCACTTGTCCAGCTTTTGCGGGGAACTTCGTTCCAGCTTGGAAACCTTGCACGCTATCCCTTAAATTTTCGATTGAGTTTTTAAGGGTTTCTTGTTCAATCTGTCCGATAACTTGACCCGTTTTTAGTTCTTGCTGGTAAGTGTTCCATACATCAATTTCATAAATCAATTCCGTTGTGCCTTCGTTTTGATAGATACAGTCAAAAATAAAAGCGTAATAAGTCCGCCCGTTATTGATAAAGCGCATATAGGTTGCCTTTTCAAATTCTTCAACCCGTCCAGAAACATAAATTGACCCGTTGCGTTCAATGTATTGAAAGTCATCACGCTTGTAAATCAAGTCAATATGCTTGTTTGGTTTTGTGAAAAAGTCTTCCATAGCGTCCAGCGTTTCAAAATTAATCACATTAGCATAATCATTTTTGAAAGGTGATTTGGTATATACCCAGATTCTCGTTTTTTCTTTCATTTTCTTACCTCTAAAATAAAGGGAAGGGATAACCCTTCCCGTTCTTAGTCAGCACCCATTTTCCCTTGTCCAAGCCATTTTCCAGCTTTTCGAATTTTATGGGTTGCAGAACCTTCTTTATTGATAGCGTTGAAAGGTTGGGCGCTTTTATCTTGCCAACTTCCATTTCTACGCTTAAAGAACCCACTTGCACGATTTAAGCTTTTAAACACTCCAGTTTTACGGATTGCCCACGGTTTAATGGATTTTTTAAAGTTATTATATAGGAAAACACCCACATAAAAGTTATTGTTAGGAAATTCACCGTTCGGATAAGTAACGTTAACATTTAAAGCGGAAGCCGAAGAGCGTTCTTCGGGTGCTACGGTAACAGTGAACTCTTGTACCGCTTCGGTGTTCTTAATCACTTCATCAGTTGTTAGCCCGCTAAAACTCCAAACCGTTTTTCCGTTTACCTTTATATCATAGTTAACACGATACCCAGCATTATTTGAAACACGCTTAGACCACCAGAAAAGAGCCTTTACTCTGATTTTAGCGGTGATAGAATTATCGGGGTTTGTCCGTTCTTCCAGCACTTCCACGGATTGCCCCCAAAACCGCATACTTGCCCAGATTGACGGGTCATTATGCCCGTATTGAATGTAAGTCGTGTTTCCGTTTGTCATATATCCGTAGTCTGTATCAGACCTTGAAAAGTGCCAAGCGTTCGCATAAGCTTCCGTCCAAGCGGGGATGCCAGTACCAAAATTTTCTATTTTGGTATTGGTGCTTGTTGAAAATCTTAATTCTAAACCCATTAGATACCACCCGCCAAGTCATTTTCAGATTGTCCGCTATTTGTACGGATAAAGGCGTTTCCGTCTGGTGTTCCACCGAAAATATTAATGTTACCAGTTGCAAGGTTGCGCCCTTCTTTAAAGCCACCTTTAAGACCACCAGACCATGCACCAGAACTTTCAAGGTTTGAAATAAGTTTTGTTAACGTATCTTTTAAATCGTTGTTTTTGGTTGCTTGGTCTTGGATTTGTCTTATAAGGTCTTCTTTATCTCGTTGTCTAGCTTGTTTTTCTTGCTCCAGCTTTTCTTTTAAATTGTTGATTTCACGGATTCGGTCTTGTTTTTCCGTTTCAAGTTTTTCATTAATACGGTTTTCAAGGGCTTGTAAATCACGCTCAACTTTTTCTTTTAAAAGTCGGATTTGTTCATCAATGTATGGTTTAATAACTCGGTTGTAATACTTGTCAGCCTTACCCGTGAACCAGTCATCAGCTTCTTGGCTTGCCATGTATCGCTTAATTAAAAGCGGGACAAGTGTTTCAAGCAATTCTGTAATAGCATTCTTGAAGTCTTCAAACTCGCTTTCAAGGGCAACGAAATCATCTAATAATTGCTTAAAGGCTCGTTGAAGCCACGCAATTAATTCATAAATAGAATTGGCATTATCGAAGCTTGTCGGCAATTCAGGGATAAGTCCCCAGCGCTCAATCCAATATGACGAATAGCGCCCACGGTAATTTTTAAAAAATTCTTCTTTAAATTCTTCGGGATTCATATTTCAAAAAAACCTTTCTTATAAATGGTCATAGCCTTCATCAAACGGTTGTGGTACATTTCCACTTGTTGCAAATAAGCTATTATTTAAACTATCATAAGTTTCTGACATTTCATTAATATGTAGGCCTGGTGTGTTGATTTGTCCGATATAATCAAGACCAGAAATATTAATTTCGCTTGCTTCTTTAAAGAATAATTCAATTAAAGCGCCCGAACTATTAGGTGTAATTCTAACAATAGTATTATCAGAAAATTTTTTAGTTAATTGGTTATTGTTTAATGGAATAAAGACAAAATGATTATCATATTTATTATTGTGAAATACTGATAAAATAAAGGTGCTATATGTAATATCTCCACCGCTTAAAGTATAATAAGCGTTTAAAACATCTCTATTATATAGGTTATATAAATAACCAGTTACTGTATTTTTAACTGGTAACTTCTTCAAGATTTCTGTTTTAGTAGTTTCTACTAATTCTTTTACCTTGCTATCGTTAAGAGTTAGCGTATCGCCCGCCTTATCAACTGTTACCAGTTCCCCACCGTTAAGCGTGATAGGTTTAGCAGTTGCGCCCGTTCCAGTTCCTAACTCTTTCTTTAAAGCTTCGGTTTTACTTTCCACTAACTCTTTTACCTTGCTATCGTTAAGAGTAAGGGCATTTTCAGTTTTTTCAACTGTTACCAGTTCCCCGCTTGTCAATGGAAACTCTCTTAAATCTTGCGCAAGGCTTACGCTTTTTTGTTCATCTGGTACGCTTCCACTTATTGAAGTGGTTGCTTGAATGTATGGAATACTTGAACTAACACCGTTTAATTTGTCTTTATCAGCATTTAGTTTTAAGTCCATATCGTAATTTTTATCAAGGTCTAAATCTGCTAAGGCTTCTTTACCCTTGATTGTAACCGATTGAATGCCTTGCGGGATTCGTTTTTGGAATGTAATAATGGAACTAATCGCCCGTACAAGTTTTGTTGATTTAACCATGTTCTTTTACCTCGTTATTTTCATAAATTTGAATGGAAGACCCGTAAAGTTTTTTCAGTTCATAGAAATATAAGATACAGTCTTCAAGTAATTTCTTCTTTTCTTTTGTCAAGCCCTTCTTATTAAATACTAATAAGGTCAATCCATGCACCCGTTTAGTTTTTTCTAAGTGCTTAGTAAAGAAAAGCTTCATCATATCCAATGCAGTTGAAACACGGGCGCAAGGCTCATTATTTTCTAATGAATGCCCCGTGCATTCAAGTTTGAACTGATTTTCATTTTCAGATAGTGAAATTTTTATCATAGTTTTTCGTGTCCTCTTTCTGCGGTCATCAATAGCCTTTTCTCACCTTTAAAGTTGTTTGTTACCACAATTTTAAAGCTAGACCAGTCTATTAAAAGATTGTTGCGTCTTGTTTCATCAAACCTTGTAATTTCTGTTTGATAGTTAGGTGTGACAATAACCCCATTATCCCAGTGTGTCAACTGATTGATAAGCGGAACACTTGAAAAGTAATTATTATCGTCAATCACCCGCCCAAAACCTTTAAGTCTTGATTTTGAAACAAGTTTATCATAGGAATAATAAGCACCCACGATTTTAAAGCGGATATATAGAAGGGCATTCGCTTCAAGGGGTTTTGTAGTCTTTTCAATGCTCCAGCTTGCACCCTCGTTGCTCTTAAAGTGATAACTGATAGGCTTCAATTTTAAGTAAAGGTTGTTTAAATCGCCTAAGCGCTTACTGTCTTTTTTGATATAGTAAAGACCGTCTTTATCTGGTTGAAATTCGCCCATATTGTAAAGTGTTAGTTCTTCCAGCATACTATCATATTTCAGTATCTTGGAAGCGGATAAATCCTTCATCTTGTAACTCCTTTCTATTAATAGACTTGTAAGAATAGTTTATCACAAATATTTAAAATCTGAAATTGTAAATCTGTTAAGGAAGCATTATTCTGTAAGCGGTCAGCAAGGCTAGACCCAGACCAGCCAGAAACGTTTGAAGTGCTATCAGCATTATTTTTCTGGTGATTTTCTACCAAGTTGTTTGCGTATTCAATAACGCCATATTTTTCAGTAAATAAAACTTCTTTTCGTTCTTGTGGTCTTGTTTCTACGATTTGAAGGGCTTGCCCGTCCCCTTGTTGATTGCCTACCGTGTCAATATTCATAGACTTGTTGAGTTCTTCAACCGTCTTGTTTCTTAAATCTGACAAGTGCTTGAATAAATTAAAACATTCATTGTTTAAAGTTTCTTCAAGGGCAATTTGAAAACGGGCAAAAGTTTCAAGACCAATTTCACGATTATAAAAATGCTTGCAAAACTCTTTCTTAAAGTCATCATTGACAAAGGAGTTTAAGTGCATATCCTTAAATAATTCGTTATAGGTCTGGTCTATAATCTTGTTATAATGAAGAAAATTTCCGTCTTCATCAAGTGCCAGCCCGTCCAGTTGATTATTCACAGTGTTTCTATAACATGATTTAAGAAAGCGCTCAATGGTTGTTGTCGTGTGGTTTTGTGTCATTGGTAAGCCTTTCTAATCGGGGTCAATAGTTTGGTGTCCTTCTTCGGCAAGGTCTAATGCCACTCTATCAAGGTTAAATTGTTGGATAGTTTCAGCGGGTTTCACGTTGATATTTAAGCCATAACAAGCATTAATCAATTCAACCGCTTTCCGTCTTGACTTCCAGCCAACTTCAATATTTGCAGAAATGACACCGTTGTTTGAAATCGCTTCGGAAACCACTAAGCGCTCTTTCTTGTCGCTTGGGTTGTTATTAATACCAATAAACGTGAGAAGCTGGTTCATAACTCTTAATTTCTCATCATGAAGCTTGTCTAAAAGGTAAGGGGCGTCCGTTCGATAGACTTGCAAATAGTCAGAAAGTTGTTTGAAACTGTCTTGCCCGTCCTTATCCTTTTGCTTGTTCAAATAAACCACGGGTTCAAAACTTGAAATTTTATTGAAAATATTTTTAAGAGAAAGCACGCTTTTTTCATCTACCAACACAAAAAATGGTGTGATTTGGGCGTTTCTGTTTAATTGGATTGTCATTTCAATATCTGCCAGCTTTTCACAAAATAGCGTAATATAAGCAATGTAAGGTTCATAAAAATTATTGTTCGGGATAACGATACAAGGGCGCTTGCCTTTTGTATTTTTCAATAGTTCAAATTCTGCCTTATTGTAAGCGATATTTCTATCTTTAAAACGGGTATTAGATGAAGCATTCACGGGGATATAAGACAAAGGTAAGTCATAATAATTAAGCTTTTGCCCTCTTGTTCCACCTTGAAGAATATATCCCAGTTCATCATCTTCAAAAAATGCAACGTGTCCATTTTCAATTAATTTTCTTTCAAGAAAAATTTCATCAATTTCATTAGGCAAGTTTTCCCATGTGAAATAGTTTACAATAATATTATAGAAATAATTAAAGTAAAATTGGAAAAAGGCTTGTCTGTTTTTATCCACCGTTGTTTTTGAATGTTCAATCCTTCCCAGCGTTTTTTGAAATTTTTTATAACTCATTTTTTAAAACTCCTTATACTAAAATAAGGCGGGCATAAGCCCGCCCTTTCATTAGTCTTCTGTGTACCAAAAATGAATATTTTCAAAAAGTGAAAGGCTAGTCATGTAATGGTGATGATAGAAATAATTATAAGTCATATTACGAGGGTTGCGGATTGCTTCCATGTGAACTATTTTGTCCTTGTTAATAATAGACTTAGCAGAAATTAGGAATGCAACGGGCTTGCGGTTTGTGTTAGCACCAGCACCCGTGAATTTTTCAAAGTCATCAACCACAATAGTACGAGCAAGAACGCTTGCTTTATCCATATTGAAGGCATTAGCCAAAAGCATATCCAAGTGAGTTGAGAACTCAGCAGAAATAACTAAATATTGGTCTTCAATCGGTGTTACGTTTGGAACGCCCACTGGGTTAAAGAATTGCTTACGACTTGGAATAGTAAAGCGTTTTGATTGATTAATCAAGGATTGGTTAAAGTCCATAACAAAATCAGCTTTTGTAGTGTCAATCTTAGTACCTTCAACGGTAATCTGTTTAGGTGTTCCCGCCAAGTCAGTATAAGCAACTTCTCCAAGTGATTTTTCAAGAACTTCTTTAATAGCTTGGTATTCGTCCAATGTATCAGATGAAAGCAAGCTTGTAAACATTTTGTCGATAAACTCATCGAATGCCATATCCGAAACAAAGGCTTTTTGAATCCATGCACGCTCAAAAGTGCGCTCATAGTAATTTTCATTGTTTAGGGTATGATAGAAAATTTCGATATCAGTATCGGCAAATTTGAAAGGTGAAGTGTCATCTTTTGAATTGTATTTTTTCTTTTTAGCGGGGTGAACATAAATTTCTTGAAGGGTGTCACCAAATTCAAAAGTTTCAGATTTGAAAATAGAAAGGGGGTTTTCATAAGAAAGCGCCTTGATAACGGTTGACCCAATACGGTTTACAAGCGCTTTAAAAAATTCATTTGCGTGTGCTTCGAATTGTTGCACGGGAACGTTTGCGTGGTTAATACGCCCAGCAAGAACGGGGATATCTGCTTGGTAGTCAAGGCTTGCACGCTCACGGATTGAGTTCAATAAGTCCATGTTTGAAACGGGTTTACCCATTTCACCGGAAAGGTAATTTGTAATTTTATTAGCCATGTGTTTTTACTCCTCTACAATGTTTTCTTCATTGATATTGAGTTCCACGCTTTCTGCTTCCGTATCATCTACAATAGCGGGATAGTTTGGAACTTCTTGCGCTGGTGTGTCTGCGGGCATGGTGTCCGCTGGTGTTACTTCCGCAACTGTTTGCGGTTCTGCTGGTTTCAACTGTTCCAAGACATTGTTAGGAAACCAATTAATGTGTTTTGAAAGATTATCCATTCTTTCTTACTCCTTTTTTAAAATAGTTCATTGATAGCCGAAGCCATAGAGATTTCTTCTTGGGCTTTCTTCATGATTTCATCTTGTTGCCCAATTTGACGGTAAAGCGTGTTATTTGAAGCCCGCAACTGAACGTTTTTCTGGTTTAGTTGCTCCACGTCTTCATTTAACTGTGCGATTGTTGAATCAACGCTCAAAACAAAGTCTTTAACGCTTAAAAGGTCAGCGGTTAAGCTTTCGATTTCTTCATCGTTTCCAACTTTCTCGCTCATAGCGTTGAGAATATCCAAGCATTCTTGCGAAGTCATAGCCAAACTCCTTTCCGTATTTATACAATAAAAGTATATCATACTTGTTAAAATAATGCAAGTATGATATAATGAATACATAAGACATTTTCAAACTTTAATAGTAAGGGTTGGAAGGTAACACGCTAAGGCATGCCAGCCCTTGCGGGTCATTTTTACCAACTGACTTTTAAAGATTTGAAAAAGTGTTTTATATCAAGGGTTTCAATCGAAGCCCTTTTTTATTTGCGCTTATTTAAACAAGCTTGCAAACGGGTTAACGGGTTGCACTTCTTCAAGCGTTTCTGGTGTATCAAGCAAAAGGGCATTTAAGCGGTAAAAGTCATTTCCCTTGTCCTTACCTTCCACAAAGACAATAGCCACGCCAACGGGTTTTTCTGTCTTGTAGTTTGGTGTTTTCTTAGTCTTAACTTCACCCGTTTCTTCATCAACTTCTTCATGGTTTACACCAAAATGAACTTCTTCAAAGTCTTCTTCCGAAGTGTAAGCTTTAACGGTTTCAGTTGCTTTCACAATGAAATATGGTTTGGCGTCGGGGTCTTTTTCGTTGTCTGGTGTATATTGAGTCAAACCAAAGTCAATAAGCTTCTTAGCTTCTTTTTCGTCCGCTGGTACAAGGTAAATCGTCTTAGTTGGTTTTTCTTGTTTGTATTTTCCGTCTAATTTGTTTGAAGTTGCGGTGATTGTAGCGCTTGCGATAACTGTGTCAAAGTTGTTGTGTTTTACTGTTTTAGCCATGTGAATTTTCCTCTTTTTTCTGTAATGTTTTTAAAAAATTAGTTGTGTTTATGATAGTGTTATTATTTTCTAAGTTATTTCTTAAATTTTTTGAAGATTCTAAACTATCATATAGAGCATTGCTATCTAACTGATAAATTTGATTATCAGATAGATAAATAGTTAGATTGTAAAAAGCGTTTAAGCTGATTTTATCAACTTCATCAATGATAAAGCGATAAAGTTTTAAAAGATAATCAAAATCTTCATAAGCATAATTAGACTTTAAAAAAGATTTGATATAGAGTTCATTTTTTGGAACATTGCTTGAAGTTTTGAAATAATAACCAGATTTATTTTTGACTTGTTGAGTTCTTAACAATTTCTTGATAAAGCCTTGATAGACCTTTAAAACAAAATCATCAAATAAGATAATCGGTTTCTCTAATTTTGAAAGTTGTTTCATAAATCAACGTACCACCTTTTATTTGTTTGCTTGCTCGTTTGCCCTCAAAAGTTGCACCGATAACAAAGTTTTCAAACGTAACTTTTTTCTTAATTTCGTCCGTCATACCAGCACCCTTTACATCAAGAAAACTTGTCCCGTCTTCGTTGATAATTTCTTCCAGATAAAGCTTAGACCTTAAATATTTACCCTTTTTGGCTCGTCCTTCGTGCGCCCACTTTCCGAACTCGTTCGGGTCTATATCTAAGACAAGATTATCAGAATGGAACAAATGAAGACTGTCCGTATCTGCGTATAAGAAATTGTCGTAGTTTGCTTGGGCGTTTGAGATAATAAAGTGTCTAGCTATGGAAGTTGTAAACAAGGCAACAGGAACATAAACGGGCTGAACTTCTTCATCTTCGTCATTCTTAAATCTTAATATTTCTTCATCATCAAGATAAGCAATTTTCTTGGTTGATACAATTTTCGCCCCAAACTTTCCATACAATGAATTAAGCATGATTTTTGCTTTCTGCTTTTCTGCTGGTGTTTTGGCGTTTTCTTTCTTGAAACGATAAGTGCTTATGTAATCATCAAACAAGCCCTTTTCTGTTTCAAATTCTAATGTATCAAGATATAAGATAGTGCTATCATAATGCTTTAAGAACAAGTCAAGGTCAAAATTTGTCAAATATAAATCAATAGCTTCATCATTTGAAGATTTGACATAATCGCTTGTCCGAACACCGATTTTTAAAGCGTCCAATTTTCGTTTTACTTGAATGGTTGGAAGATAACCCCTTTTCAGTTCAAACTCTGCCTTTATATGATAAATATAATATTTATCTTCATGTATCGTTTTAGGTTTGCCCTTGTATCGTTTCGGCTCACCTATTGGGAGGGCTGACTGTAACATAGTAGCGGGATACATTGAATTGATATCATAGATATCTATCAATTTCTCATGTGTAAGACCTTGATATTTTGGATTGGCAAAAGTCCAACCGCCACGATAGGCGTTACGACAAAAGCGGTCTATATCTTCATTCAAAATTGGGAAAAAATCTCTAAAACTTCGCCCGCTTTTTCTGAAAATACGTTTAAACTCTGTAAGGGCTTCACTTGCAGAAGTGAATTTTGTGAAACCTTCTTCAAAATACATTGCGAAAATACCACGGGCTAAAATACCCACGTCCGTTTTAATGTACTCTATCCAGACTTCTTTCACTTCTTCGGGTTTACTATCAAGCAAGGGGGTTTCACCTTTTGCAATAGGCATTTTAAACAAGCCCGCCATAGTTGAAATCGAAAAATTTAAGATTTTCAAGCTATCCCGAAAAGTTAATTTAAAGTCGGGAAATTCTAAGGTGATTGAATACCAAACACCCATATCATTAATAAAATAAGAGCATTCTATATTTTGCGATAGAAAGAAGTTTAGCAAGAAAGACCCGTCAAATTTTAGATTATGAAAGAAAATAATGAAATCATCTTCACCCGATTCTTCATTAATTTGACACATGGTTAAATAAATGGATTTTAAAAAATCTTCAATATTTTCATGAACCTTAAATTTTGAAAAATCGTTATAATCTTCAACCCTTGCATAGCAAGAAAGCCAGACTTCCGTTTCTTTTGGATTTGTGGTTGTTTCAAAGTCCCCTGCTAGATAACAAGGCATTATCTAGCCTTTCTTTTCTTGATTCGTTTCATATCATTAAGAAATTGTTTCGAAAACCTATCCACATTATCCAAAATCTCACCCGCCAACGTTTCTTGAAATTCAAAGGCGGTTTCTTTCCCGTCTGTGTTAATGAAGACCATGACATTGTCAAAGGAAACCTTATCCGAAGCCCCACCTGTTAAGAACTTACCAAAATTTGAAGCGCTCATGCGGTTAATACGATTTTTAAGAGCATTAAACTTTTTAATCTCGTTCTTATCCGTACTTTTTGAAGAGTTTAAAAACATATCTTCAAGGGCATTGATATAGCGTTCTTTTGCTTCTCTGTTACGTTTAGAGCGATAAGCCTTAACTTCCTTAACATCATTAAAACGGTTTAGCTTGGACTTCTTGGACTGTCTGAAACCTTGGGTTAGTTTTTCTTCTGCGAATTTGTCCCCATACCATGCTTTAGCTTTCTTTACATAGTCTTGAGTGTAAACATGACCGCCTAAGACCTTGGTTTTACCCTTACCCTTAATCTCATGGTAAGCCCTTTCTAATGCCTTGTCAGACATACCCGCAAAGTTCCAGCGCCCGCCTAAATAGGCTTTAATCTCGTTATTGTTCGCCCCTTGTCGTTGCAATGTTCTTTTTCGTCTTGTTAAATAGTCACGGGCTATTTTGCGTTCTTTTGGTGTCATTAACTAGATACCTCCTGACTATATTCTAAGACTGTCGAAAATGGAAGACTTGCAACCATTGGGACATATTCATAATCTAAAACTTCAATGATTAGCGCTTTTGGATAGTGCTTATTCAAATACTTTTGAATATATGGTAATTGTCGTTTTTGATTAATTAGAACCGTTTCCATTGTGATTTTAAGTTCTTCACCTTCTCGCTCGTAAATATTAAATGTAACACTTGTAGCGTTGAATTTTACCTTAATATTTTGCAAATTATTAAACCCCCTTTCGTTTAAATTCGCTTTTTACATTAAGGAAATATGTTTTTTATTTCCTTATTCAAGGCTATAATGGTCTTATAACCTTGATAAAGAAATAATTTATTTTCTTCTTTTATTGCTTTCAACATTCAATTCAGAATTTTTATTTAAAATTGTGAACTTAATAAATTCCCCTTTATCCTTCTTTTCAACAAAAAATACTGTAAAATAGCCATTTCTCTCAATTTTTTTAATTTTAGCAATTCCACCAATATTTTTTAATTCCCCATTCAAGCCATTTATTTTACTTGCAGAATTTTCTGCTTCTAAACTTTTTTCATTTAATTTCACAAAATCTTTTCCATAATTCTCATTTTCTAAAGCCATCAGTTCTTCAATATTTTCCACATCAAAAAAACTGATTTTCTCCAATTCCTCTGAAAATCCAACTTTCTCCAATGTCAAATATTTCC